CTGTCCTGTTGGTTTGCGCTGTCTATGCCGTTGTTGATAGCGATAAACCGCACTCCTTTTTCCACGAACAGGATTTCGGTATAAAATCCCACTTTCAGATAATCACGTCCAAGCCGCGACATATCTCTTTGTGTCAACTAAACACCAAATTTTTTACGGATGCCGGAGGCGGTTGTTGGTCCTTCTTCTGAAAGACCGCCTCCGGCATCCGCTTTATGCGAAAGGGGAAACTTAATCATCAAATTGCTCGCTCTGCACAGCCTGCCTTGTCCGCAGAAGCCGCCCCGCTTCCCGGTTGGAAAGTTCACCGTTCAGACAGACGACCTCCACATTATGTTCTCCCAGCCAGCCAACATATTCGAGCGTTCTCCAGATGTCGCGCCCCAGCCTTGTGGCGTTCAGGACAAGCAGAATATCCATCTCACCCCGGAGGGCGGCATTGGTGATCTCCGCCAGCCCAGGGCGGACCATTGTTGTGCCGGTTTCCTGCTTGGCGGTGCAGCCCACGACCTCATAGTGATTTTCCTTGGCAAAGGCCGTAAGTTCTTCCTGCTGGGTCCTCAGCGCAAAGGCGTCCGGCTCCGCCACCCGGCAGTATATCCACACCCTGGGCGCTCTTGCGACCCGCATATAGACCGCAACATTTCTCGGTTTATCCATTATGTCTTTCCTCCTCTTTGGTATCAGAATGGCCTCCAAACACATCCCGGAACTTCCAGACGATCTCGATCTCGGTGGAAGCGGACATCAGCACTTCCTTGATGAATGTCTGCGCCAGTTCCGCCGTCAGTTCCGTGGCCCCGGCAAAGGAGGTGAACGCATCATCCTCCTGCACCTTATCCTGAAAGGCCAGATGCTCCAGTTCAGATAAAAGCTGTTCCTGTGCCTCCTGTTCGGCTTTGGCGGCGGCGAGCTTACTGTCAATGTCCGCCCGCTGTCTCAGGTAGGCGTCCTTTGTCAGTGTCCCACCGCTGAAATCCTCGTAGGCCCGGAACTTCTCCTGCCTGTACCGTTCCTGCTGCTGTTCCAGCTTTTGAAGCTCCGCGACACAGGCGGCGATGCGCTCCTTGCGGGTCAGCATCAGGGAGGACTTCTGCTTTTTCTGCTCTTGGCAGATAGCCAACATCTGCATGACCGCCCGGAAGATGATGCCCTCGATCTCCTTCTCGGAGAACAGTTTCCCCTTTGGGCAATCGCTGTTCTCGTCCGCCCTGCTCTTGGTGCATCGGTAGTAGTATCCCGCCGTACTGTGGAAACGGCTCAGTGTCCGATGACAGTTGCCGCATTTGAGAAGCCCTTTCAGCGGATATTCCTGTGATGTCCCTTTTGCCCGCCTGGGTCTCTGCCGGATGATCTCCTGCGCCCGGTCGAAGTCCGCCCTGCTGATGATGGCGTCATGCGCCCCCTCATAGATGATCCAGTCGGACTTATCCTGCGGGACGGTCCGCTTTTCATGGAGGCCGGCCTTGTACCGCTTGCGCCCCACCAGCGCCCCGGTGTACTCATACTGGTGGAGGATGTTCAGCACCGTGGCCGCTGTCCAGCCGTTCTTTTCGGAGGCTTTGCGGAACCGTCCGCTCCCCGGATTTTTCTGTCGGAAGTAGGCGCCGGGGGTCAGGACACCCTCGCTGTTCAGCCTGCGGGCGATGGCGGTGCTGCCCATACCCTGCAAGGTCATATCGAAGATACGCCGCACCACCGCCGCCGAGTCCTCATCTATCACCAGTTTGTTCCGGACCGTGGGATGGAACTGGAAGCCATAGGGAGCGAAGCTGCCTATGTATTTGCCCTGCTTCATCATGATGATCTTTGCCGTGGTGGTCTTGACGGACAGGTCCTTGCTGTACGCCTCATAGATGATGTTCCGCAGGACCACATCCATGCCGGAGGTCATGCCCTTGTAATCATCGCTGTCGTAGCCGTCATTGACGGAGAGATAGCGGACGCCGAGGAAGGGAAAGACGCACTCCAGATAGTTGCCCATCTGGGTGTAGTCCCGGTGGCATCTGGAAAAATCCTTCGTCACCATCACATTGATGGCCCCGGTGCGAAGCTCCTTCATCAACGCCTGGAACTGCGGGCGGTCCGTGTTGGTCCCAGTGTACCCATCGTCCACGAACTCCGTCCGGGGCGCTGTTTTCAGTTGGGGGTGGCGGTCCAAAAACTGATGGATCAGCTCCCGCTGGTTGCCGATGCTGTCGCTCTCGGCCTTCCCGTCCCCGTCCGCCAGGGAAAGGCGGATATAAATGCCCACCCGGTAATCAGTCATCGCCGCCCGCCTCCTTTATCTGCTCCACGCACTCCAGCATGGCGTAAAATACATCGTTGTAGTTCAGCACGACCTCGATACGGCCCTCGCCGTAGACAAGCACCTTCTCGATCATCGCGTCTACAAGCTCCTGCGTCAATCCTGTCATCCCGGCAACGCCCCGCATCATAGTGAGCCATTTGTTGTCCGGGGAGATAGATGCCAGGAACCGCTCCCGGCGCTCCACGGCCTCGTCCAAAAGCCGGTTCAGGGCTTCATACTGCTCCTCATAGGTCTGCTTGGCAAAGGCGTATTCTTCCTCGTTCAGGATGCCCTCGACATAGCTCTCATACAGCCCCGCCCGTTTCTTTTTCAGGGCGTTCAGACGGAGCTTTACGCTCGCCACCGCCGCCTTGTGCTTCTCCCGGACGCTGGCCTCGCGGTCGCCGCCCCGCATGGCAAGCAGGAGCTTCTCATAGTCCAGCGCCACCTGAAGCTGGTCCCGGATGGCGTTGAACACCTTCTCGTTGAGGGCGTCCTGCCGCATGGCGTGTTTGAAGCAGGTCCCATGCCCCCGCCTCATGTGGGTGCTGCAATCGTAGACCCCACGGAAAACAACGCCCTTGCACTGGATACGTTGCCGCTTGTAGTACATCCGCTTGCCGCAGTCAGCGCAGAATATCTTCCTGGCAAAGAGGTCGATCATGCCCGCCCGGATGTCCGCCGACCACTCCATAGCGGTCTCCCGGTGGGCGCTGTCCTTTTGCATCTGCCGCTCCACCGCCTCAAAGTCCGAGACAGAAACGATAGGTGGGTGTGCGTCAGGGACCACGATCCACTTGTCCGTTTCGGTGACGTGCTTTTTCAGACCTTTGTAGAGCGCCGTCTCGGACTTCCCGCAGACCATCTCCCCGATGTACGCCCGGTTTTGCAGGATGCCCCGGATGGTGGAGGGACACCAGCCCTCGCCCTGGATGTTGCCGCCGTTCCGGGTGCCGGCCCTACGCTTGTGGCGCTCCGGGCTTTCGATGCCCCCGGCCTTCAACCGCTCAACGATGGTGTAGACCGATACCTCCTGCAACTTCCACTCAAATATCTGCCGGACGACAGCGGCGGCTTCCTCATCCACCACATAGGCGGTCTTATCCCCGTTCCAGAGGTAGCCGTAGGGGAGGTTGCGGTTGCGGAACTTTCCCGTCTCCATCTGCGCCCGGAGCGCCGTGGAGACCTTCTTGGAGATGTCCCGCGAGTACATGGCGTTCACCAGGTTTTGCAGGCTCACCGACAGGGACTCCATCGCGTTGCCGCAGGTGAAGTTGTCGAAGTTCTCCTTCACGGAGATGAACCGTGTCCCCAGCGCCGGGAATATCTTCTCCAGATAGTTGCCCATCTCCACATAGTCGCGCCCGAACCTGCTGAGATCACGGACCACGATGCACTGTATCTTCCCCGTCCGCACATCGTCCATCAGGCGGTTCCACGCCGGACGGTCGAACACGGTCCCGGTTTTGCCGTTGTCCGAGTAGACCTCCGTGAGCCGGAGGTGCGGGCACCCGTCCAGATAGTCCTCGCAGACGGCGATCTGGTTTTGCAGGGAGTTCCCGTCATCGTCCTTGCCGCTGTTCTCCACCGAGAGGCGGGCATAGATGGCGGTGGGGAGCGCCGCTGCCTCCTTTTTGACTTCTGCCACAGGCTGGGCCTGTGCTTTTCTGCTCTTTCGTGCCATTTTCTCTCTCCCTCTCAGCCCACTGCCGGAAGCGGACAGTCCTTGTAGTTTTTCGCCGTCTCCATCGCCCTGGCGAACTCATCCCGATACCGAAAGACGATCTCCACCTTTTTGTCCTCATAGATGAGTATCTTATCCACCAACGCCAGCAGGAGGCGGCGGTCAAGCTCCTGCACATTCTCATACTGTGCAAAGACCTGTACCCATGCCCGGTTCTGGCTGCCCATCGCGGCGGCGTC